TATGTCCCAACTTGTCCGCGCACTGACTCAATACATGGGCCACTATGACATGGATGGAGAAGGACGCATCCTCCCGCGTCCCCAGGAGTGGCTGTCATCCCAGTTCGGTCCCGGATGGCCCCTTCCGATCGAGCCCCTTGATCAGCCGCGGCCTGATACAGGGATGCCGGAACCCCGGCAATCCCAGTACCCATTTTCCTGGAACATTCAACTATTCGACCAGAAGCAGGTTTCATGGGACACCCTGCGGAAGGCATCAGAGACACCACTCTTCCGGACATGCATAGAGGTTCGCAAGCAGGAGCTCTCGGAGCTCGACTGGGCTATCAGGGTGTCGCCGGTTGCCGCTGAGGCGATCGCGCGGAGGTCTCGCCGGTCCAAGGAAGACGTGCAGAACGAGCTTCGCCAGAAGTACGAAAGTGAAATAAAGAGGCTCACTGATTTCTGGGTAATGCCTGACCGGAGAAACGGCAGGGACTTCGCTGAATGGGTATCAGTTGCTCAGGAAGAGCAACTGACTTGGGATGCGATAGCGATTTACCCGCGCCGCACATTCGGCGGTGACCTTCTCGACCTGATGCTGATAGACGGTTCTACGGTCAAGCCGCTGCTTGATGAGCAGGGTGGCCGACCCATGCCGCCGTGGCCGGCTTATCAGCAGATTCTGTATGGTTTCCCCCGAGGCGAATTCACGGCAGACACCGTGAATATCGACGGTGAAACCGTGTGCCCTGGTGGCCTAACCTCAACACAGCTCGTCTACAAACGTCGGGTTGTGCGTAACCAGACGCCTTATGGATTCAGCGCTACGGAACAGGCCCTTTTGGACGGACTGCTTTACAATAAGCGTTTTGGCTGGATGCTCGCAGAATACACTGAAGGCACCCAGCCAGCGCAATTCATGGAAAACACGGGAGATGTTGACTGGTCAGCTCGTCAGCTTCTCCAGTATGAGAAAGCGTTTAACGACCGGTATTCCGGTCGTACCGCGGAACGTTTCCGTTACCCCATTCTCCCGCCTGGTATCAGGCCGATAACCCCGGCACAGATTCAAGAACGTTACAAGTCAGACTATGATCTGCATCTGATCGCGCGGGTGGCGATGCATTATGGTGTCACCCTGCCTGAACTTGGTTTCACGGAGCGTGGCGGGCTCGGGTCCGCTGGTTATCACGAGGGACAAGAAGCAGTCCAGTTCAGGCGGGCAAGGCTTCCTGATCTCCGCTGGTTTCAAAGATTCCTGACTGCTCTGAGCAGAACTCAGCTAGCTATGCCGGATGAGCTTGAATTCGCTTTCCTCGGGCTGGAAGAGGAAGACGAAGCAGCCGTTGACGGAGTCATCAATAACAAGACTCAGGGTGCCCGGATGACCCTGAATGAAGCCCGCGCTACCGATGGGTTTCCCCCGTACGACTTCCCTGAAGCAGACATGCCTATGGTGATTACAGCCAGGGGTGTTGTTTTCGTGCAGGGCGCATCAGAGTCCGCGCCTCCGGGTGTGATGATCGAACCGGCATCGGAGATGCCTAAGGCGGATGTGGGGCTTGGTGCGGCGGGTGCTCCAGGTCAGCCGGTGCAGGCCCCGCAGCAGCAAGGGCAGTCGCCTACGCAGCGGAGGCCGATAGCGCCTGCGGGCAGGGGTAAGACCGCGGCAGCAGCCAAGGAAATAGCTGCGTTCAACGCCTGGACACATAAACACGGATTCGGCGCTCCAAGGAAGTTTGAATTCCTGGAAACGACAGAAGCTCAGGCGAGAGAACTAGCACCTGAGCTGATGGACGCCTATTGGCATATGGCTGATTTCACCAAGGCCGGTGGTGCTGCCCCAAAAGCCAGCAATGGACAGCATGGCAGACAGACCTCACCATGGCTGCCATATTCGCAGGAACCATCGCCGCTGCACTAGGCAGCGCATTCGTCATCGCTAGTATCGCCGCTGCGTGGCTTCAGCTCGGACCCAACCGGAAACGAGCACAAGCACAGACCTGGCTCCTCCAAGAAGGCATCGATAACGCACTCAGGACAGCGTTGAAGCCAGTTCTCATGGACATGTGGAAAGAAGCCTGGGGAGCCGGTCACGAATCCGCTGTGACCGTTTCAGGCCTGTCGTTCGCTGTCCATTTCAACGCGAATGACTTCATGGAACGTTGGGGGCGGCAATGGCTGAACGAAGTCGTTCAGACCAGGATGAACGATCTAACCCGTATTCTGGCCGAAGGGCCAGACGACCTGCCCGGATTGATCCGGGAACTTCGCAGCTATCTGCGTAACGAAGAGTCCGCGCATCTGATCGCGGTAACTGAGATCACCCGCGCCGTGAATATTGCCGCGGCTGAGGCGTACCGGCACGCGGGGATTTTCGAGGTCCGGTGGCAGACAGAGGACGCTAACGCGTGCCGCCTATGTGTCGCTAATGAGCGCGCCGGATCGAGACAGCTTGGTATGCCTTTCCCTTCTGGCGCTACAGCGCCTCCGCAGCACCCGCGTTGCCGGTGTGCTCTATTGCCAGCCTAGGAGCACTTGAATTGCATGGCTAAAGCAGACCTTTCATTCAAAATCAAGGTCAGTGTCGAACCAGACACCGAACCAGAACCATGGAACGGTGAAGGCATCGCCGGAATGGTTGTCAAGGCCGACGCGGAACGCCGTTACACGCTCGCCGTCGCCTACCCAGCTAATAAGCCTGACGTTGCCACGGCACGTGACGGCTACCGGGATTTCGCTGACACCGACGCGGTAGAAGATGCCGCCTGGAATTACATGGTGAAGTCCAGGAATGTGGGTCGCTGGCATCAAGCAGGCACCGATGGTGCCGGTGAAGTAGTCGAGTCTTACATTTACCGGGGACCTGACTGGGTTATCAAATCCGGTGACAGTGAACACACTGTCAAGCCAGGTGACTGGCTGCTTGGTGTCCGCTGGAATCAAGACACGTGGGATTTGATCAAGAGCGGAGAAATCAGCGGAATATCACCGCAAGGAAAAGCTGAACGGGTTGAGCCCACCCCTGAAGCACTAGCGGGGCTCAGGAGCTAGAAAGTTGACTGAAACAACCCAGATCGTCAAACTCGACGTCGAACGCACCGATGGAGTAAAAAACCCCGCTAACGGGTTCCCGTTCCTTCTGCTGAAGGCAGTCAACTCGGTTGGCGGAATTGACGAAGGCCCCGACATTGACGGTGCAGAACATGTCCTTCAGCTAATCGCGAAGCTCATCATGTCTGAGGCATCCGAAATGGCTGCCGGCGCATGGGATGAGTCTTGTGATATTGAGCTGCTTTCCGAGGCAGCGACTTTGATCAAATATTTCCGCTGCCGCGAAATCATGAATGACGAGGACGACGGGCACGAACTTGCGAAAGAAGCCGCCGATCTCTTTGTCAAGGCGCACCGCAAGTTCTCGGCGGATGACAGGAAAAGGCTCGCATCTGAAGGTAAGGCACTGGAAGACGGGTCATATCCGATCCCGGACGCGGATGCGCTCCGGAGGGCAGCGATCCTCGCCAGATCAGGACATGGAAATGTCGCAGCCGCGAAGCGTCTGATCGCGAAGCGGGCACGCGAACTGGGTGCCAAGAACCCGCTCGCCAGGAGCGACGACGCTTCAAAGGAAGACACACAAGTGGACGACACTACTAAGACTCCCACCCCCAATGAGGGTGAAGCAACCGACGCTAAGCCGGTTGATGACATCGTGAAGGAAGCCATCGCAGAGGCAACGAAATCCCACGAGGAAGCCATTAAGGAGCTTCGGGACGAGCTTGCGAAGGTGAAGGCTACTGCGATTCCCGGTGGTCCGGCAATGACCACACCAGCGCACATGCGCAGTCAGGCTGAGAAGGCAGAAAAGCTTGTCGAGGCCGCGCATTTCTCGAAGCTGGCTGAACAGGTCAATGACCAGGACCTTAAGAAGTACTACAAGGAACGCGCCGCGGCTTGCAAGTCTGCCGCTGCGTAAAAGAGGAATTAGCAATATGCCTACCAAGGAAGATCTATTTGGTAAGGGGCTCTCGCCCACCGAATATGGTGACCGGCTTGAAGAGCTGAAAGCCGCGCTCAGTAAGAGCATTGAACGGCATGACAGTAAGGTTGACGGCTTTTTGGCTGCCAAGGACGCCGCGAGAATGGGCCTGAACCCTGGTATTCAGAGGGGGGCTGGTTCTGGTGTCATGTCGGCACACCGCCTTGAGGAAGTCGCGCAGCGTTTCGCGCAAGTCTACCAAGGCGAAGCCGCCAAAAGCCTCAGCCAGGAAGAGCAAACCCAGGTCAAGCAAGACCTTGAAGCGCTCAAATCGCTGCAAGAAGCACTGAGTAAGGACATTACCGTTGCTTCTCCTGGCAACCTGCATCCTTACGACCTTGAGGCACCTGCGAAGGTACTGGTTCCCCGGTTTACGCCTTTGCGTAACCGGATGACCAGGAGCCGCGGTCAGGGCACTGCGAGGGAATACCGGCGTATTCTCGGTTACACCAACACCGGTATGGGTGGTGTTCCGGATCAGTCGCCGTTTTTCAACTCTGAGTCTGACAGTGGTACTCCGACTTTTGGTTCGCTTACCCTAAGGCGAGGGCAGAAGATCGCGTATGCCATGGACGTGCACACCGCTGCGTACATGGAAATGTCGCTCAGTGATTTGGTCACGTGGAAGGCGCAGTTCACTAACCTCGGGTTTGAGGATTCGAGGCAGCTTTCGACTATGGCTTTGCTGTGGTCGCATCTGCTTGGAGAAGAGAAGGCGCTGCTTTACAGCCGCGGTGCTTCAGGTTCAGGTTATGAGGGTGCGGTTTCCGCTCCGTCTGCCGTTACCACGGCGACTGCTACGACTGGTGGCAGCGTTCCGGCCGCAACGTACTACGTTAAGGTCACTGCGCGGGCTGGTGGTGGCGAGTCGGTAACCTCTACCGAGGTTAGCCAGGTCACTACTGGCAGCACTTCTACGCTGACTGTGACTGTCGGCATGGAGCCGACCGGCGCACTGGGTTACAACCTGTATGTCGGCACCGCTACTGGCGGCGAGAAGTTCATTCAGAGCTTCGTCGGCAACTCGGTGACTCTCACATCTTATACGGCTGGGACGGTTAATCCGCCTTCTGCGGATTCGACCTCTAATGCTAACGGGTATGACGGTTATCTCTCGGTGCTGACCGATCCCGCGCAGTCGGGATACGTGAACCGCTTGAACGCTCCGTTGTGGAATGGCACCACCGGTGGTGGTGACAAGGCATTCCAGGATGCATTCGCGAGCCTGTATGCGTCGGTGTATGCGGACCCGGAGGAAGTGTGGCTTGCTGCTCCGCAGCGTCGGGAGCTGACTGACTGGATTAAGTCTCAGGCTGGTGGCGCTTCTGCGTACCGGATTCAGATCGAGAACAACAATTTCACTGGCGGGGCGACCGTTTCCGGTCTTGTTACCGGCATTGTGAATGAGTCGTCTCCGACTGGCCGCATCGTGGACCTTGAAGTTCACCCATACATGCCTTCCGGATGCTCGTTCATTAACTCCCGTGTGCTGCCGATCCCGGACAGTCATATCGGTGAGTCGGTGGAGGTTGCGGAAGTGCAGTCGTATATGGCGGTTGACTGGCCTCAGATTCAGTTCACGTATGACAGTTCTACTTACTGGTATGGGACGATGATTCATTACGCTCCTAAGTGGAGCGGTGCTGTCGTCGGCATTCAGTAAAACAATTGTTCCCTCCCCGTTGAAAGCCTTTTGAGCGGCAAGCGGGGAGGGAACACCAAACCTTAGAGGAAACACATTGGCTGGAAACAAGAACGTGAAGGTACTCGGCTCGCAATCAGCAGCCGCAGCCCTGTTCCTCCAGAACGCATACGAGTCCGCGCAACAGGGAGACCACAAGGGCTCCCAGTACTGGTATAAGCTCGCCTGCCAGGCAGCCCAGGCCGGTAACCACATGTATCCGCTGGCATAGAAAAATATGGTTAAGGGATCATCTTGGAACAGTTTCTCGATCTACTGGTTGTGCTGGCTGGGTATCGGCTTCCTGGCACCCGAGATATGGGCGCTAGCGACAGGACACCCGGAGAACACCCTGTCGGCTCAAGTGTGGAAACTGACAAGCCAAGGGGCAACGACTAACGGGTGGAACTTCGCCCATTTCATGGTTGCCGCATTCTGTGTGTGGCTGCTAGGGCATATGGTTTTCGGCTGGTGGAGATAAATTGAAAGTCATTCTAGACAAAGGATGCCGTGAAATCGACGCGCCCTCAGGGCGACGCTACAAAACCAGCAACGGCGTCTTCGACATGGAACCATCCGACGCTAAAGCCGTTGTCAAGTTCGGCGGCGGGGTGTCTTCTCTCAGCGGCACGTGGCGGCGCACTATCGGATACCGGTGCCCAGGTTGCGGGTTCAACGGGTTTTTCCGTTCTTGTTCCCGTTGCGGCGTGGAAGCAGTCAAGGAAACGGATGTAAGTTAATGAACTTTGTTTTGAAGTCCGAAGGATACGACATTTCCATCGAAGTAAACAGGCAGGAAGACAACGAGCCTGACGAGAAACCGCGGTTCCGTACCGGGTTCAGCCTTCCAGAAAAGAACGGGTAGTTAATGCCGGATCGTTCAATTGGTAGGACTCGCGGTTCTGAACCGCGTGATGCGGGTTCGACTCCTGCTCTGGCAGCAGAACCGGAAATTTGCGTAACATGTTTCCCGTTCGGCTGGCCTCAAGACGCGAATGCTGCTTCCTGCGAACACGGACACTACAGCCGAGACGCCTCGTAATTGACCACTCCGCTCGTTGAAGGAATCCTTACCCAACCGTATGTCGGTGTTGCCGAGTTCAGGGCTGCACCGACATGGCTGGACACCGATGACCTCATTCCTGGTGGCGTGCAGGCGAAACAGGACGCGGAACTTGCCAACGTTCTCCTGAGAGCTTCGTCTTGGGCTGACAATTTCTGCGAACTCAGGCTCGGAGCTCACACTGTCACAGAACAGACAAGAGCACGTCCCGACAAGGACGGGTTGCTTTACCTCACCCCAGCTAATGTGCCAGTCCGTACAGTTACCGCCCTCGCCTACGGCACTGATTTTCAGAACCTGACATTGCTCCCGAACATGACCCAAACATGGGTTGAAGACGCTAGAGGGATCATCGTTTCAATGTTCCCATTCAATGCCAGCTATTTCGGGACACTCCAATTCGGTTCGACTCCTAGAGTCGATTCTGAAGTCTTCATTCAGTATCAATATGTCGCTGGCTTTGCGAACACCACACTCACCCAAACAGCGAACTCCGGTACCTCATCCTTGACTGTCGCAGACTCCACCGGTTTCGTTGCACCGGCCTCGACTCTAGTGGGCCAGCTCAACGGGAGTGTGGCCCGCATATGGGACCCCAGCCTAGAAGAGGCCGTATCCGTTGCCTCCACCTATGCGGGCGGGAATGTGCTTCCCCTCCAGTCCCCTCTGACCAACACGCATGCTGCTGGTGTTGTTGTTTCTGAGTTGCCTGCCGAGATACGGCAGGCGATCATCTGTCACGCCGTCGCCTTGATGCTCCGCGAAGACGTATCAGAAGAAGCCCCATTCCCATCCACGCCATTCGGGCCTTCCGCCCGCCGCTCAGAAAGCGGCGGTAAAGCAGGCGGACTGATCGACCACGCCATGCTGCTACTAGAGCCATACAGGCGAGTCAGGTAACTCTTTGAAAGGAACACGCCATTGGCTGATGGGGTAGCAACAGGAACCGCTAACACAGCCGTATCCGACATCACCACTAGCGCAGCGTGGATACAGCTACATATCGGCGCACCCGGAGCGCCAGGGACGGCTAACCCGTCCAGTGTCACCACACGAATAGCTGTCACGTGGGGCACCATCTCAGGCGGAAGCGTATCCGCATCCAACAGTCCAGCATGGACAGGTTGGGCGGGAACGAACGGTGAAGTAGTCACCGACATTTCATTCTGGTCGGCTGCTAGCGGAGGAACATTCGCATTCTCAATGCATTTGGGCCCGTCAGTGACGATGGATCTAGGTGACTCGCTGACGCTCACCTCGCTGCAAGTGAATATTCCGGTGGCGTCCTAGAAATTGCCGACCTACACCCTTTTTAGTCAGCAGGCGACGGGCAGCAGCCTAGACTCAGATGCGACTGCTTACACAATGGGTGTCCAGTTCAGTGTGAGCCAGGTCGCCACCCATATGGCGATCTGGTTTTATTCCGCTTCAGGCGCAACAGTACTGCCGCAGACCATTGCATTGTTCACAGTCTCAGGCGGCACACTCATCCACAGCGAAACCGCCACCTGGTCGGGTGCCGCAGGATCAGGCTGGGTACGAGCTGCGTTCGCAACCCCGCAGGCATTGACAGCGGGAACCGCCTACGTTGGTGCTGTCCTCCAGAACACTGCTGTCAACTGGTACAGCGGGACCAGTGAATATTGGGGTACCGGTCCAGGTTCGGGTGGGATTACCAGCGGTATTCTTTCCGCGCCGAGTTCCGCTGCTTCAGCGAACGGGCAAGATACATTCCATGCCGGTAGTACCCTGACTTTCCCCACTGGCACGTTCGGTGCCGCTAACTACTGGGTTGATGTTGAGGTCCAAACCGGTGTTGCTCACACCGCTACAGCGTCGCTTACCGTAACGCCTGGGTTCACGAGCACGAGGCAGCTTGCACATTTCCGGTCAGCGTCCCTGACTGTACCCCCCGCGTTCTCCGTGACCACAAGCACGGGACGTCTCACAAGTCGCGCGATTGTCCGCGCAGGGATCGCCCAGTACTTCGGCGGCACAACTTACGACCCATTGGCAAGAGCATACCGTGGTTCAGGGCCGCTCGCCCCTTACGGGCTCTCCAGTGTCCGCGCATACACACCCAAACGGATATCTGACGAAGATTACGTTATCGAGCAGTCCGCAGGTCGCGGCATGGGTGCCGCGATGGTAGTCGAAATACCGCACGACAAAGAATATCGCGCCGGAATAGCAGGCGCACACAACGGCGTGAAACGCATCGACTATGACATCGTTCTAGCCGTCTTCCACCTAGCGCACATGGAGCATGCCGAAGACGCAGGCTATGACGTCGACCTGCTCATTGAGGCGATCAAAGAGCAGGTAAGAGCTGACCGCACACTAGGCAGCCTCGTTTCACAGGCCGGTGAAGGTGAAACCGGTATCGAAGTGCTTGTTGAGCCTGCGGAAGAGTGGAAAGAACGCACAATGACCGTTTTCACGGTCCAGTTCATTGCGACAGTTTTTATCGCCCCAGACTAAGAGGAAACAGAAGAGTCTTGTCGAAATATCAGTACATCGGGCACACGGAACGCATCTACATGGATGTTGTGCAGCCCGGAACGGGAAGCCTCGTAGTCGAACCGGGGCAGACAGCCGAATTTGATAGTGGGCCGCCAACTGACGGCTTGTGGGTCCTGATACCGGAAGCGGTGAAGGCCCTCGTGAAGAAGGACGTCGAGGAGAAGAAGTAAGTTGGCTACCACCACCATAGTTTACCCCCAGAATCAGGAATGGGCCGGTATAGCCCGTGAACTGGTGCCCGGCACCGTCGTGACGCCTGCCTTCACGGTGCCTATTGACAAGCCGGAACCGGATAACAAGCCCACCATCCTTGAAGACAAGTCACTTATCGGCTCCATGGCCGAAGACGGAACTATTGTTCTCGGCACCGAAATCGCCGATTTCAACTTGACAGGTAACGTGTTCCTCGACGCTATGGGTTATTTCATTCATAACGTGCTGGGTGACTATATCGCTACTGGTTCCACCCCGACTAACAGCACGACTCTGGGTGCGCAGGTGGCTGCTGGTGCTACGACCGCGACCGTTGTTTCGGGTACCGGTTATGTGATTGGTCAGGCTGTGCAGCTCGGAATTGCGGGTGACGGTAACCCTGAGATTGTGGTCCTCACTAACGTCACAGGTACCACGCTCACGTTCACGGGGACGCCTGCACGGTTCACCCACGCCAGCGGCAAGGCTGTCTCCACTGTTGTTGCTCCGTTCACACATATCTTCTCGCTGCTGAATAGTGCGGGCGGTCAGCCATCCACTCACACCATTACCCATTACACGGGTATCGGCGGCACTTACGGTGCCCGCCAGTATGCGTCGTGGTGCGCATCGGCTGTTGATTTCACGATAGACGCTGAAAAGCTATTCACCCACTCGACTAAAGGCAGCGGCTACCTCGGAGCCCAGGCAGTCGCAGCACTCACGAACGCGCCGACGACTAGCGCACCCCAGCCAGCGTGGGAATTCCTAGTTGGTATCGCCGGTCCCGCCGCAGGCGGCACACTCGTCAACAATGTCGTTAATGGTGGTATCACGTTGACGCGGACGGTTAAACCCTGGTTCGGTGCGAACGGCGCACAGAATCCCTACATTGTCGCGCGTGCGGGTTTCTCTGTGACAGGTAAGTTCACGCAGCTAGCGCAGGATGAAACTCCGCTGACGTACCTTCTGTCCAACACTCAGCCGCAGCTACAGGCCAAGCTGAGTAATGGTCTTTCCGGTTCGCTGTTGCAGTCGATCCAGTTCGACATTCAGGTCGGCGCTTATGAGACGAACAAAATGGCCGACCAGGACCATATCACTTATGACGTGACCTGGAAGGGTGTCAGGAACACGACTAATGCTGGTTTCTCTGGTGGTCTTTCTCCGTGCAAGGTCACTGTGATGAACGCTGTAGCAACCTACTAAACCTGCAACATTAACACGTTTAACGTGCCAATTTTTCAACTTTAAGGGATCAAACATATGCGTGTTGAACTACCAGAAGGAAACTGGGCTGACCTCCGCGACCCTGATGATTTGTTTGATGCTGACCGCAAGGCAGTCGCTGGCCAGATCGTTATCGAGGTTAACCCGGACACTAAGGTCCGGGTTATGCGCGGAGACATGGATGACAAGGTTGCCGACGCGCTGTTGGCGCGTGTCGTTGACGCCTGGTCCTACACCCACCTGCGTCTACCGTCCAAGGATCCGGAGTCGTTGGGCAGGATGAAGATCAGCCATGCCAGGGCGTTGCGAGACGCGTTGGAGCCGCACATGAAGATTATCTCGGGGACTTCAGATGATGATGAAAACCCTACGATCTCCGAGAGCTAAAACAGTTTCTCGCAGGCCGCCCCTACGATTCGGCGAAAGTCCCATGGGATGCATACAGGTATGCCCTGTATGCGAGGACATTCGGTTGGACGCCTAGACAAGTCCGGGAAGACGTCCCTCTCATCCTCGATGAGACTCTTTTCCCGATCATGCGGGCGATGAATGAGGAAGCGGAACGCAGAGCAGTAATCGCAGCGGAAAAGCAGCGTAAATGACTGAAGTAGACGACTCCGCATGGCAGAAAGCACTCGATCAGTGGATGATCCTTGCCCGCCGCGAAGGCAAGAAAGCATCCACCGAGACAGCGTATGCTATAGCGTCGCGGGCGCGACAGTTGCTCAGTATTTACCCGCATCCTCCCAAGACTAAAACTCCGTCCCCCGCAGGAATCGGCCCTGTTGGGCGTATCTCCGGGCTTCTCCGGGCATCCATTCGAAACACTCAAGGCTATGAGGGCTATGACGTTGGCGTCGGCCCTACGCGTCGCTATGCCCGCATTCAGGAGCTGGGCGGGTGGTGCGGCAAAAATCATCGCACTCATCTACCTCCGCGTCCTTACTGGATTTACGCTCACGAAATTATCGTGCATGGAAGAAGGCAGAGCATTTACTACCAGCATTGGCTAGCCGCGCAGCAGGCGGTAACAGTCTAAATTGGCTGACTATCTTCCCCCAGTCGTCACCAAACTGACTGGGGATATTGACGGTCTTGTCGAGAAGCTTACCGAGGCGAAAGCTCTTATGCAGGCTTTCGCTGATGAGGTCGGAGCTATCCCTGTCAGGTTCGACATTGATGAGGCGAGTGTCGCCCGCGTGGAGGCGATGGCTCACGCCCTCGGGGACACGCTCAGGCCTGAGATCAATGTCATGGCTGATGTTGATATCGGCACCCTGAATATGGTGGAGCAATCGACCAGGAAGCTCGCAAGTGCAGAGTCTGAGGCTGCTAAGAATGCGTATCTGCTGGCGATGGCTCAGCGGATGGAACAGAACGCACTGAATGGCACTAACGATGCGACGAACCGGGCCGGTATCAGAATTGGCTGGTTCGGCGGACTGACCGCCAATGCTATCCACTGGATTATCGCTGGTTCCATGGAATTCCTCGCTGTCGCGGTGCCCGCGATTGTTGCGGGTGCTGCCGCGGCTACTGTCGCGCTTCAGGGTGTTGCCGAGACGTCGACACGTATGCAGGCCGTGTATACGACTACTGAGGCTCTTGGCGGTGCTTTTCAGACTACGGCAGGTCAGGCCCTTGGCCTGTCGAACAATCTTCAGACTGCGCAGAACGCCGCAGACCCGAAAATCTGGGAACTACTAGGCGCGGGCATTAACGGGGTGAAATCTGCGTCAGGCGGATTCATCACCATGGGTTCCCAGGTTATCAATGTCCTGGATCAGTTCGCGGCGAAGATCGATATTGAGATGGCGGCTGCTCTCGGCCCGAATGGGCAGTTGACTCATCTGCTGGCTAATGGCGTGAATGACCTGACGCAGTTCGGTCAGGTCCTTGGTAATCTTGGCCATTTTGTGCTGAACTTCGCTTCTGATATGCCTGGCCTCGCGGAAGTACTCCTGAGATTCCTCGACAACATCACTCACATTCTGGTGGTGTTGACCAATCCTGCCTGGTACAACCTTGGCGGCCACCTCATCACCATGGCTATGGCTTTTGAGGAGGCTGGCCGTTGGGGTGGGCTGCTTCTCCGCATGGTCGGCCCGCTTGTGAGCGGCCTCGGTGGTCTTGTCAAGATAGCCGGGTTTGATGCGATCGGTAATGGGTTCAAGGGCATTGCCGCTTCGATGACTGAGTCGGGTAAAATGGCGAGCACCCTCAAGGGTGCCTTCACGATGCTTGCGACAACGCCGTGGGGTTGGGCGTTGGCCGCTGCCGCTGTGGTTGTTGTTCTTGGCCTGTCTATGGCGAAGACGGGTGATCAGGCTCAGCAGATGGCCGATCAGATGGAATCGGCCATTGGTAAAATGAATGTCACTCAGGGCATGTTTCAGATTCTACAGAACATGCCAAAGCTGGAAGCTGCTACTGCTGGTGCCGCGAAGCAGCAGACTAACCTCAGTAATTCCGTGAAGAGCGCTGATCAGGCTTTGCATAATGCGGGTTCCAGCGCTAACGCTTTGAATGAAGCGGAGAACAAGGCTGCCAATGCCGGGTTCGCATTCAAGTATTCACAGAATGCGCTGGCTGATCAGACGCAGGTGCTCACGTCGGAGCAGCAGAAACAGATAGGCGAGTTTTACAATGCAGCCCAGGCGGCGCAATGGGTTTCCAAGCAGTACGGGGTTACCCTTCCGCAAGCCTATTCGATGCTGAATAATGCTGGCCTGAATCTCAACACCATGTTTAATAAGCAGGGTCAGTTGACTGCGGTTGCCCAGCAGCAGATTGCCAATCTTGCCCTTGGGTATAAGGATATGGTTGGTTCCGGGGGTGGGCTGGGGAACACTATTGATGCTGTTAATGTTCAGCTTGGCTTGCAGAATACCAAGCTGTCTCAGGTTAATTCTGCGTGGGATCAGTTCTTGTCGAATGCCACGGGGGGAACTGAGGCGTTCGCGACTCTTGAGAGTGACCTGACCACGATCGGGAATGTGACGACGAATGCGACGAGTAAGATTCAGGCTTATTCTCAGGGTAATCAGGGTCTTAGCCTTTCTACTTCGCAGGTCGCGCAGGCGCTGACTTCGTTTAGCGGCACGTCGGCTCAGGTGTGGCAGAACTATAACTCTTCGTTGAAGCAGGCCGGTACAGTAACGGACTGGTGGCGCACCGCAGCAGCCTCGGGAGCGCTCACCGGCACACAACTCAACCAGGCGATAGCCACCACCGCGGCTCAGCTCCTTCCTTACGCGGCAAATTCGAAAGCGGCCACTGCCGAGCTTGGGGTGCTGGTTCAGGAGGCGGGCGGTCCCGCTATATCGAACTACCAGCAGTTGAAAAGCTGGATCGACCAGAACTCCATATCCCAAGGCAAATACAATAATCTGCTTAGCAATACGACTACTCAAATGTCGAATGTGTCGCAGGCGGCGCAACAGTTTTCGCAGACATTGCAGTCGGATGTTATACAGGCGGTTGCTAATGGTTCTGTGAATTTGAATACTATTACGACTGATACGTCGAAGTTCACTCAGACTCTTCAGAATAATCTTCCGACGTCGGCGGCGGTTAAAACCGCCATGTCTAATCTTGCGACAGAGTTTTACCATTCCGGGTTGAATGCTCAGACAGCCGGTGCCCTGGTTTACCAGATGGGGATTAACCAGCATCTGACCGCAGGTCAGGCATATCAGCTTGAACAGCAGATGATCGGGCTCATCAACACACTCAACAAGACCCCGTCCTCTGAGAAGACTAATATCACGATGACGGGGGCGGGTACGTGGACGATTAACACGGGTGCGTCGGCGGGGAATGTTGCCGGTGGCGGCGGTCACACGGGTGTCGGCATGGCCGCTGGCGGGCGTGTGCCCGGCTGGGGTGGCGGAGATAGTGTGGCCGCACTTTTGGAGCCGGGGGAGGCGATTGTGCCTAAGCATCTGGTGGGTGCTGTCGCGCCTTTCCTCGCAGCGAATAAAGTTCCCGGTTTCGCTGCCGGTGGAGTAGCCCCATATTCGGGGAATGTCCCTGGGTTGAGTCCTTGGTATACGAACGCGTTCCATACCACGATCAGTGACATGGATACTGCGATGGAGCAGGCCATCAAGCAAGGAATGCAGAACCTTACCAATTCTGTGACCGCTGCGGGTGCCCCCGCGAATGTATCCGGTGCCGTTGCTCTCGGGAAACAGATGGCAGCCGCGTACGGGTGGGGGGCGGGTGCCCAGTGGAATGCTCTTTACGCGTTGTGGATGAAGGAATCAGGGTGGAGCGCGAACGCGCTTAATCCGGCTTCCGGTGCGGCTGGTATCGCTCAGTCATTGGGGCACGGGCCTGTACCGATGGGAAATGCACCGGCACAGATCGCATGGGGATTGCAGTACATTCTGTCCCAGTATGGTTCTCCCGCCGCGGCGTGGGCTCATGAAGTCGCGTTGAACTGGTATGACCAGGGCGGCATGTTGCCACCTGGCCTGACTTTGGCAATGAATGGGACTGGCCGACCTGAACCGGTCGGCGCACATGATGGTGTTGTGGAAGTGAACGTGTACCTGGATGGGAAGCAGATTTATCAGAGCACACAGAAGCAAACGTACCGTGCGAACCGCAGGAACGGCACTATGGTTACCGGGAAGATGAGTCCCCGCTAGTGGCTGTGTCGGTTATCAATCAGTGGCCTATCAGCCAGATTAATGCTTATGCGCCGCAGACAAGTCTGGTGTCTAACACGACTGGCAACGCTATGATTGCGGTGATCGGTTGGACAGCGAACAATTATACGAATACTGTTAACCCGATTTCGTTCGTTGCTGACGATGCGCATAATTTCTGGATTCACCTAGCGACTAGCGCAGCAGCCACCACGATCAAGGCTGCTAGCCGTTGTTCTATCTGGCTGTGCCCGAACGCGACCGCTGCCAAGGTGCTGTCGGTGGCGTGTGCTTCTTATGTGCTCGGCCTGACTGCGGAAATCTTCGAGGTGCCAGGGCTCCCCGCCCTGGCATACGCAGACTCGGTTGCTTCCAATTACAGTGCTTCCACATCAAGCCTGACAGTGTCAGGATTGAGTATCACGACCGGAGACACACTGTTCGCTGTCGCGCATGTCCCGAACACCACTCCGGGAATGACAACGCCCGCGTTCTGGACGGCTCTGAACAGTGTTACAGCATATGATACAGGGTTCGGGCATGGAGGCCCGAACGATACTGCTATCTACCCGTACTGGACGACTGCGGGGTCTACAGGCCCTATCTCTGTCACCTTCGCCACGACCCCGACCACGACTGTGCCGATGTCTGCGGTTGCTGTGTCGATCTCTTCCACGGGACAGCCGTATGTGCTTCAGCGGGCTAACCGTCCGATCCTCAAGGTGGAGGCCGCGTTCACCGCGTCCCCAGGCCAGTACACGCAGGTTCCTGTCTATTCGGACATCACTCAGTATGCGATTAATACGCAGGGTGATGCGATTATCACCGCTGCCCGTGGCAGGCAGTATGAGCTGAACCAGGTTGAGGCCGGTGACATTCTTGTAAATCTCGACAATCATACCAGTGTTTTCACACCGGGGAATCCTTCATCTCCTTACTATCCTAATCTGCAATTGAATGTTCCTATGCGTGTGAGCGCGATATGGAACAGTAAGCAGTATCCGGTGTGTCATGGGTATGTGGAACGGTGGCCGCAGACGTGGCCTGATCCCCAATGGGGGATCACCCCGATGGAAGCCACCGACGTTATAGGCCCGCTGTCGAACATTAATCTCCCGTCAGCGTTGCAAGGTGAAGTGCTCCTTGACTCACCGTACGTGTATTGTCCGTGTAGCGAGAACTATTCGGAAGCCAACGGTCTTCCGGCGAACAATATTTCCCGCGCCAATCAGCGTCCAGCGAACTACATGGACGCCATCATTTCCTATAGCCCGTCGAGTGTCCGTCAGCTTCAAACCGGGCTAGCGTTGAACCTCCTCGGGGATATGGGGACCGGTGTCGGGTACAGTTCGGTGACTGGTGCCACCGATATTTCCCCGATGCCTGGCACGTTTTATGTGGACCCGAATCTAGCGACGGTAATGTCAGGGCCGAACGGCCTGACGGTCGGGTTCTGGATGGTGATAGGAACCAACCGGAGCTCGGGCACGTCCATGGAAGTGTTCCGCCTTCAGGGAAACGACCCGAACTATTACTATGCGACTCAGTTCCTCGGTGGTTTCGGTGTGCGTTTCCTCGTGTTCCTGAATGGCAACAGTCAGATCACCGCGCAAGTATCAGACTTTGCTGGTAACAGCCAGTCTTACAACTGGACTCAGTCACCTGCGGATGGGCTTCTTCACTTCTATACGTTCTCTATTTCGTCTACTTCCAGTAGTCCTTTTACTTTCACTGGCTATTTGGATGGTGTGCAGAAGTTTTCCAACACCGTGTCGTCGTTGACGAGTAACACCAATGATGTGTGGTGGATGTCGTG